CCATTTGAACTCTCAGATCTAGACAACTCCCTTCTCGTATTCGATGATACATCCCGTATTAGAAATAGAGATCTTAATAAGATACTTAAGGAGCTTATGTACGATGCGCTTGAGAATGGGCGTAAAAAGCACATTTCAGTTGCAGTTTCCAATCATCTTATCGCAGATAACACCAACACTAAAACGCAACTTTATGAATCTGACATCTTAGTTGTATTCCCTGGTTCTTCCAATGCACAAATCTCTTATGTCTGTAAGAAATATGTTGGTATGCAACCAAATGATACTAGGAAGTTACTGAAGTGTCCCAGTAGATGGGTACTAATATCTAAATCAAGACCACAATATATTATGCATGCTAAGGGTGCATATGTACTATAACCAATACTAACCAACCAATACTAGTTTCGTATATAATTGTTTTAATTTAATTATTTTTTTAGCCTATAATTTATATAGTGCGTTCCGGTCCCCATAATGAGTTTAGCAATCAAGCCCGTTAGAACTGGAAAGGTTCTCGATCCTCTAACCAGGATCAATAGTGATAGGGAGTATGCCATCACCTCTGGAGGTTCTCAGGTAACCTACCAAAATATTACTAGTACAAGTTATAATGACTCGTCTTTTCAGTTTACAGCAAACCCTCCCTCACCGGGAATTATTGTAGACCGTAAGGTGGCTCTTAAGGCTAGTATTCGTGTCACCATCGTTGGCGAGGCGCCCGTTGGTCAAAAGCTTATTCAAACTGGTTATAATGCTCCTCGTAAGAATTGTCTTTCCTCCGTCATGAGCTCAATTGATGTTACTCTTAATAATACAAAATCGTCTCTTAACATGGAAGATGTTATCCATCCTCTCTCCCGTTACAACACCGGAGCTGAGGTTAGGAATGGTGAGCTTTCGGTTGGCCCTCAGATGGATGATCAATATCAACGATATGCTTCTGGTGCTGGAACTAACAGAAATTCCCTTGGTGATTATGGAGATGTTTCCACTGAGATTCCTCGTGGTGCCTTCCCGTTCACCTCGGTTACTAACCCGGTCGGACTTGGTATTGGTGGTGGAGCTGTTACTGCAATCGTTGAGTTCGACGCAACTGAGTTCCTTTATCTTTCTCCCTTCATGTGGGGAAAGGGTGACAAAGCAGGTTTCATCGGAATTCAGAACATGAACTTTACCTTTAACTTCAGCAATCTCTCTAGAATCTGGTCTCATGATACTACCTCTGGATCCGTGTTTGCCTCCGTTACCGGTCACTTCTACGCCCAGCCTACCCTCCTTTTCAAGTACGTTACTCCTGCTATTGGCTCTGTAGTTCCTGATGTTGCCGTTTATCCGTTCTATAATGTTCAGAGATATCCTACTATGCCCGGAGCTGCAATTGCTCCTAATGGATCTACTACTATTAACTCCTCAAATATCCAGCTCCATTCCGTCCCTAGGAGGATTTATGTCCTTGCCAGGAAGAGGAAGCAGGATCGTGTTTATACTGATGCTGACTGCTACTTCAGGATTGATGGCATCTCGGTGAACTGGGATAATAACTCTGGACTCCTTGCCTCGGCCTCCATTCAGGATCTTTTCAGGATGTGCAAGAAGAATGGTCTTAATTACTCTTATCCGCAGTTCAATGGTCTCCATTACAACATGGCTGGTGGAACTGATACTCTCTTCGGTTCTGTTGGATCTGTCCTTTGCATCATGCCAGGTGTCGATATTCCTCTTAAACCAGATGAAGCCCCTGGTGTTCTTGGAACTTATCAGCTCCAGATGGCTGTTACTATTACTAACATTAACCAGACTGAGACAATTACCCCTGAGCTTATCGTTATTACCGTCTCAGAAGGAACCTGGACCATCATGCACAATCAGTGCGTTTCCCAGGTTGGTGTTATTAGCAAGCAGGATGTTATGACCTCTCCGGTTCTTGCTGGAGTTGATTACAATGATATCTCTGATGCTTATGGTGGAAACTTCTGGTCTGGACTTAAGAAGTTCGGTGAGAATGTTTGGAAGGGAATTAAGGAAGTTGCTTCAGTTGCTCTCCCTGTGGTGAAGACCGTTGCCCCGATGCTCATGGGACTTGGTGGTCGTGATGTTCCGGTTGGTGGAGCTCGTAAGAAGCCTGCGAAGAAGAGAGGGCGTAAGCCTAAGAGGAGAGGTGGTCAGCTCCTTGGAGGTAAGATGATGTCCCGTGCAGAGTTGGCTAAGGCTCTAATGGGCTAAGAGATAAAAAAATAAAGGTACTTATTACCTGTTCATTAAATGATCTGTTACTATAGTTACTAATTCATCAGGGCTCAGCCCTCTTTTTTTAGCGTTAGCGTTAGCGGGGTCACTTTCGTTAGCGTTAGCGGGGTCACTTTCGTTAGCGTTAGCGGGGTCACTTTCGTTAGCGTTAGCGGGGTCACTGTCGTTAGCTGTCATCAGATCCTTAAACTGATCCTCCGTAAGGTCCCTAAGGAGTAGCCTAAGTCCAACCCATCTTCCACAGGTATTAATCATGGGACCCTTTTTTTGTAATTTATACTGACTGAATCTTACAGGGATTCTACTTGTGAATAGTAGATATGTTAGATGAGGCACTTTATTGTAATTCTTTTTTCTGTAATACTCCGGGATTCCCTTTATTTCCTCATCAGGTTTGTATCCGTAGCTGTCAAAGTGCTCTATGTATCCCTCAGGAGTTTTAAAGACTAACGTCCAATGTCCATAATTATCCCTACTTTCATACAGAAGGATTAGTGCTCCGTACTCACCAAGAGCATCATCTATGTTATCGTACTTCTGTAGATCTCTATAGTTCATTATATTAGCCCTACCTCCAACGAGATCTATCATCTCTTTCCCAGACAATGAGTGGTCCATTACTCGAGCGTTATATAAATAGTTATAAAAGTACGTTATAAAAAAACTCCTGATTGCGTCTTACTAGCTTGTGAAGGTACTTTTCTTCAGGAATAGGAACTTAACATTTAGTTGCTGTCCATAAGGAATTCTCACCGGATAGAGCCTATCATTCTTATCTTTCCACCATACCTTGAAATCGAATCTCCTAAGAGGGGTGGTTGAGTTAAGATTAATAAGTCTGTAGGGTCCTGTTGGGAAATAGACCATGTTACCTCTATTATCACCTGCGTATTGAAGGGTTGGGTGAAAGTCGGTCATAATGTTAGCACTGGTGGCACGCCCATCTTCAGTTGCAGAGGTCTGTATCCATTCAGCTACGATAGGGATAGTTCCTGTTGTAAAAACGAGATCTTGGAAGGATGTCCATGAACTAACAATCTTATACTCTTGCTTCATTTCTAGATAATAAGGGGTAGCCGGTGCGGCAGGGGGAATGGTGGCAGCTGGAACAGCTACGCCAGGTGGATAGTAGGCATTCTTAAGCCCTCCCTCATCCTGAATAATCATTTTCGCATCCTCACCAGTTACGGGATTCCTACCATAAAATTCCACGGTAAAGGCTTCCATGTATGTAAGAAGTTCATGGTTAATAAAGAACTCAATTGCTCCAGGTTGGGAATAGCTATACTGGGCGATGAGAGAGATAAGTTCAGTTTCAGAATTGTAGATGAAGTAAGGGGCTTCGGTTTGTGGGGCCAAAGGGAAGGCTGCTTTAAGTGCTGCAAAGGCGGTTGCGATAGCCGTATTGATCATATCGATAAAGCGCTGATAAGTATAAACCCAGTAGTAATAGGATTCTGGATCTATTTGTTGAACAGGAATTGGGGCTGGAGGTACAGGTTCGGTAACAGCACCAGATACATAAATAACACTTTGCTGAAAGCTGGTTCCACCATAAATAAGGGTTACTTTAAAGGGAGTCAGGTTAGGGTTGGGTTGATTGTCTACGATAGGCATAATTAGAATTGGAATATCAATGGCTGGAACACTGAATCTAGAGATGGTCATATAATACTCCTTTGGGTTTTCTATTATAGGTTGGGTCCTTTCAACTCGATACTCCGCTTTGTTCAGAGAGCCATCAGCTGCTTGCTCATGATCTAAAGTGATGTTATAATAGATCTTATCGTCGGATGAATGAATCTCCTCACTTGCAGTGGCAGGATGTATTTCTGGACCAGCACCAGTAAGATGGTATCTATCCGGATCCAATCCGGTCATACCCCTAAATACTTCCCTCTTACCTAAGAGATGCTTCATGGCCAACATCTTATATACTTGCATATATAAATTAAAAATACATTAAAAAAATATGCATACATCCCTTGCTAAAAGATATTGTCATCATCACTATCTGTGTCATCTTCGGTCTCGCCACTTTGTTCGTTAGCGTTAGCGGGCCACTCACTTTGTCCTGTAATCACTTCTTCTCCCTCTTCGTCACTTTCAACTACATCAAGTGGACCTATAAAGGTCTTTAGGTATGAATCAACATCTTTAATATCATTGCATGCTGCAAAAACAATTTCGGTTATTTGGTCCTGTGTCATTCCCTCCGCACATATCGATTTGATCTTATCCATAATACCTTTATATTTAGCCATAATAGTATGGTCAATTGCTGACACCATACCCTGTTCCGTAATGTATGTGATCATTAGGTTGATATGATCATTCGTTTTAAGAATGAAATCGATCATTGGATAGCTAGTGGCCATCTCGTATAGATATAGGATGGAAAATTTTATTTAAATTAATTTAAATAAAAATCAGCACACTCACTTCGTTCGTTGGCGTTAGCGGGACACTCACTTCGTTCGTTAGCGTTAGCGGGACACTCACTTTGTTCGTTAGCGTTAGCGGGACACTCACTTTGTTCGTTACATCTTCTTAATTCTGTATTCTAATTTAAGGGTTAGTATGAAGTGTTTCTTCTTATTCTCCGCCCTTTCTGATTCTACATCTGGTGACTTGTGATATACCCTAGTAATAAGCTGCTGAAGTACGTTAATCCTTTCACCTTTAAAAACCTTAAAGTAATTGTCCTTACATAGGCACGAATTAGAGTCATTTCCAATCTCAAACTCACCGCAGGCATTCAGCTTCGGTATTGGGTTATTTTTATAATAGGTATCGCACAATTTCATCCAGGCATAATCACTCATACGTCCTGCCTTATGCTCCCTATCAGCATCAACTATTTCCTTTGGAGCATTTCTCCATTTCCTACTAAGACCCTTATACCTCCTCTTACACTTAGCTTTAGCGGGGTCACTTTCGTTAGCTTTAGCGGGGTCACTTTTGTTAGCGTTAGCGGGGTCACTTTCGTTAGCGTTATACTCTAAATAATAGCACTTCTTTCTTGGGGCTAGAACTAGATTAATGTTATCAATCTCTACCTCTAATTGCCCAAAGTACTTCTGTCTTGGCTTCCCATCCTCATCAATTCCTGGTACGAATAGTAAGGGTATTGTTTCACCAGTGACCGATTTAATGCTCTTACTTGCTAGTTCTGCTAAATGTCTCTTATCAATCAGACTTGAATCAGTCTCTATGACTATTGGATTCTTCTCATGTATGACTGTATCGTATAAATGTCTTCTTGCGTATGCGTAGAGATAAACGGCATGGGCCTGTAGATCCCTAGGGATTCTACAATCAAGATTCTCAGCCTTTCCAGATATAAAGATATACTTACTGGTAGAGAATGGTGAAATCATGACATTTTCATGCCTGTTAATGAACTTCTCAATCTTATTAATAGCATCCTTATCATTATAGATTAATTCATGGTCTTCAAAGTACTTATAAATCTGGGCTGTCTTACCAGATATGACATTAAGGTACATTTTCGCAAGCTCTCTCAATCCTGGGTTGTAGAGGGAGGTACCTTTCATTCTATCTTGGTTCTGCTTAATACCTCGATACATATCCATATATTTCCCATAAATCTCTCTTCCACTCTTCATCTCGGGGAACTCATAACCACCACCAATATCAATCTTACATCCATACCTTATTAATTGGTTAATATCTGTTAGGCATAAGTACTTATCATGAATAATGTCTCTCTTAAGCCATGAATAGACACCATCTACTTTTGTAGGTATTATGTTTAAATTATCACCTAGGGCTGTGGAATCAATCGTTTTACACAGATAGACACCATGCTTACCGGTAAAAGTGTCCACCTTATTATAGGAGTAGCAAGGATACTTTAATGATGAGCTACTCATTACATATGGATACTCAGATACAACATCAACCAGACATGAATCTAAATTCTCATTAATCTTTCCATTAGCGAATGAGATACCAGCCACCATTGCAGACCTAATGTTATAATAATCTTCTAAACTCTCATAATTAATACCATAATGCTTATTAATTCCCCAAGAGTTAATAAGTTGCTTCTTAGCACACTGACCCAAGGTTAAAAAGTCCTCTATTAGTAAAGGATCTATGCTATCGTGTGGCTTAATACCAACCTCTTTAATAAGATCCCTTATAACATGGAACCCCTCACCAAGTGAGATTACATCTAGCTTATTATAGTGCTCCAATTCAGAACCATATTGCTGCCTTATATATTCTAGGAATAAGGTTGGTCCATCAGTGTTATACTTAAGATTCAATTCTTCCCATGTGAAGGAGTGCTCGTGATACTTCTTATTCTTCAGCTTGAAACGTTGGCAGAATGATTGTAGGCTCATTGGAGCTAAATACTTATGCATATCCCTTGTAGTATAACGCTTAAACATAAGATATACATAATTCTTAAAGGTGAAGACGTATGGTTTAATATCCTTATTAAGAAGTTCTCTTAGTAGAAGATGATCATCATAAC